GTGGGAATAGCTATTCTATTAGTTCCAGGATTTGCTCTAGCATCGTCAAATGTAGGATGTACACTTAATTCAACAGTGTTTACATATTTTAAATAATAAGTTGTCCCCTCAACTAGGCCGGTTGCAGATGAACCAGTTGAATAATATTTAAAAGCAATACCATCACTACCACTATCGTATCCGTGACCTGTAATTTTAATATTACCATTTTGATAGGCTTCGATAGTTTGTGTATATTCTGATTGATCAACTGGTTCAGTTCTAATACGAATCTGGCCAGCACCTGACCCGCCTGATGATTGTAAATATCTGCGGTCAGCGTATCCTTTGGTAACAGCAAGATCGTCAACGGTTATATTAGTACCGTGAACACTGTTAAAAAGGTTTACATTTGTAGCATTTGGCTCACCAACACGACCAATAGGTAGACTGTTAGCATTTAGCGGAGCACCGAGACTAGGCGTTAAGTCACCATTTAACTTTGCACCACCAGCACTGATAATTAATTCGTCTTCGTTAGTATTGTCAATGCTAATACCATTAGTGCCTACAATGGTTTTAGCAAGTACTGCATCACCGGGATCGTTAACAACAAATATTTGATTAGGAGCATATGAGCTAGGAAAGTCATCTAAACTAGTAGATTTAATTAAATCACCTTCTCCTATGACTGCATATAGATCGCTTAAATTTTCGTTAACTTTTCTAAAGGCTTCACGAATACTGTCGCCTGTGCCGTCATTACCTTGTACACCGATATCAATTTCTTGTCTTGCCATATTATACCCCGAAACTAGATCCGCAACCGCATGTTGTTGTTGCATTTGGGTTCTTGATTGTAAAATTTGAACCCATTAATTCTTCTTTGTAGTCTACAATTGCACCTTCTAAATATTGAGCACTCATAGAATCTACAAGGACATGTACACCGTTAGCTTCAATATCCCAGTCGTCTTCGGCTAGTTTATCGTCGATAGTAAAGCCATAACTAAATCCTGAACACCCGCCTCCTTGTACAAACATACGTAATTTGGCGCCTGGGTTGTTTTCTTCTGCTAAGATATCTTTAATTTTGTCAGCAGCAGTCTCAGTAACTGTGATCATTTTTTGTCCTCTTTTGATATTTACCTAAAATTTTTATAACCCTAATGTAAATACTTTTATGTTCTTAGGCACAGAAAAAGAAGTTAACATATATCATAGACCTAGTAAAACAGGTGTTATACACGAGTATAGTAGAACACAAACACTAGTATTGTTCCGCTGCGACAATTGTGGCGAAACTTTTCGTAGACCAAAAGAAAAGATTAGCCCCAAGCGACTAAACAACAACTACTTTCATTGTTGTGAGCATTGTGATGCCAAACGGTTTGCTCAAAAGAAAGGCGTCGAGCGACGCCTAATATGGGATATGCCAGTATCTAGTACTAGAGATATTAGTCGTTTGTAACTAATCCTAATCTAGCACTAATAACATTCCAGTTGATAATTTTCCACTGATTTTCTAAGTACTTCTTTTTGTCACTTTGATAATCAAGAGCCCAAGCATGTTCCCACCAATCTATTAAAAGAACAATGTCGTTTTTGATCTGATGATTCTTAATTGTTTTGATCTTACCATCTTTAGCAAGATATGCCCAGCCCGATCCTTGTATGCCCATTGCTACTTTGCTAAATTCTTCTTTAAAGTTAGCAAATGTCTTAAAATGTTTAGTGATAAACTCACTGGCGCTACCATCTGGATCATTCTTACCGTTGGGTTTCTTGTACTGTGGAAATAGGATATTATGCAGGAATGCACCAGCTTCATTAAAGTCTAAGTCGCCCTCTCTAGCATTGTAACGATCCACATAGGTCTTTGCTAGTTTGCCATAGTGATAGTTGATAGTATCTTCCGATATAGAAGGTTCTAAATCACCTTTTGAATAAGGTAACGGTAATAACTCTAGCTCTTTACTAGGAGTATTTTCATTTAAAACAACGTTTTTTATAAAATTAAATGGCATGTTTATATTTAGCTTATAAATAATTGCCTAAGGAGGAACATAGAATGTTCAAGAAAATTGCAGAATTCTTCACAGGCAAAAAGCCAGAAGCAGTCCCAGAGGCACCGTATAAAGTAGAAGCAGCCCCGGTTATTGAGGCAGCACCAGCAGTAGTTGATGCGGTCGTAGTTGTTCCAGAAGCGGTTGTACCTGCGGCAGTAGTTGAGGCAGCACCTGCTAAACCAGCAAAGCCAAAAGCACCAGCAAAGCCAAAAGCACCAGCAAAGCCAAAAGCACCTAAGGCAGCACCTGCTCCAAAACAGCCACGTGCTCCACGTAAGCCTAAATCACAAAAGACCTAAAGTTGTAGCCTGCTGATGCAGTGCAAAACTAGCTAGGTTCTTTGCTTTAGATTCACACATGATATCGTGAGTTTCGGTAAAGCCTAATGCCCATTCATTAACTGCGGTGTTCCAATAGAAATTACTATGGGCTCGCAGTTTTTGTTTTTTATGTCCTGATTCTAAGAGGCTCTTATGATCGGGGAGTGTTATATTACAGTGAGCAACTAAGACATCTTCTCGACTCACACTGTAATGGCAAACTGGGCGAACACCACGCCAACTATCAATAACTCTCTTAACTCGATCATCATTCGGATGGATATACTCGCCTTCTCGAATCCAGTGATGGTGTATGTCTAACACCAAAGCGAGATCCCCTGCGAGCTCGAGGGTTGAATCGAGTCCCCAGGACATTTCTTCGTTTTCGATGGTAATGCAGTTTCTTGCTTCGGGGGTAAGGCGTTTGAGGGCAGACCGAATACCTTCTGGACCGGCTCTACCGGAGATGTGGACGTTGATCTTAAAGTCCTGATATCTTTGACCAAACCCCATCCATCTCGCCATATCTGCATGATATTCAAATTCCTCAATGGATCTGTTTACAATATCAGGGTCAGCAGATGCCAACACGCAAAACTGACCAGGATGGAAGCTAAGCCTAACAGAATTCTTCCTAGCCAGAGATCCGACTTCTCCGAAAAATCGTTCGGCGTAACTTCTAACATCGGACTGCCTATAAAACCAAGACCAAGTTGGCTCAGTGTACACAGGAAGGATATCGCTACTGAGTCGTACCATTCTAAGATTTTCATTTAAATTACCTACCCTTTCAACTAGCAAACGAGTAGATTCAATGTTACCTTTCATAAGGTTCCATAGTTTTTCAACAGCTACATCTTTGCTTTGTCTATTTAACCAAGCAACAGTAGTTGATCCGGTATTGTATTTTTTACAATCATCTTTGGGTTTAATGCCATCTACTTGAGTAGGATTATCAATCCATTTACAAGCAAATCCGATACGTTTTGTCATAGTAGTCTCTGTGTGTAACATACTACAATTATAGACGATTTATCGCCAGTTGTCAACTATAATCGGATCTTTAACTTCGTGAGGATCTGGACTGCCGTGAAACGCTAGTACACTAGTATCTGGATCAGGTGTTACATCTTTAACCGTATCGAAGTTAAAACGTCCATTTATACGAACAAGTTCTGTCCGATCTCTAACTTCCCACTTGTAGCTCATAATCCATTTATCTGGAAAAAATTTTATTTTGTCTCTATGGAAGCACCAGATATAATCTTGATCTCCGTGAAACTGACCAGCATACTGGGGGTTAGATTCTAATTGAGTCCATATTTCTGAATACTGATTTGCTGCCCATTTTAATACAGCACTGCCTAATCGATCATTACCTCTTTGAAATACACGGCCAACATCTCTAAGTCCTACAAAGCTGTCAGGCATATATTGTGCTATATTATCAATGTTTTTGATTATGACCATGTCTAAATCAAAAAATAGATTAGTATCCCCGTTTGGAAAATGACCTTGTTTAAAAAGATAAGGTTTCCACCACCAACCTTTTAGTTTGGGACCGTCTAACGGTTTAATTTCAATTTTAGGATCTAATCCTGAGACGTCTTCAGTAAAACAAACAAAACGATGAGGCACAGTTAAGTGCCTCTGAATCATATTGTAAAGATTGTTAACATACTCGGGACCATATTTGATCCCGTGTTTTAAACAAATAACGTTTAACATCAGCCTTCGTAAGTAGCTGAATTACCTTCGTGTTCAAATACTTCTGCTGAACGAAGTCGAACACTTTGACCAGTAGGATACCTTGCTTCAAATACACGACCATCTGGATGAGTCCATCCTCGACCTTCTTTGTAAGCTTGTAAAATTTCATTCATTGTACGATAAGCAAGTTCAGCAAACAGTTCACAACCAACACCGTCTACAATACGTAGATCAATGATGCCCATGTTTTTGAAACCGCCTTGAATTTTGTTTAGTTCTACAAATGTTCCACGTTCTGGATCGTCTTTACCGATGACTAATGTATGATCGAATTGCCACTCTGACCATTCTTTAAATGCTTTAAGTCCGCCAAAGTCCATAACCCAATTACGATCATCTAACGTGTCAGATTCGAATACCAATCGAATACCAATTGAATAACCGTGAAGTAAAGAACAATGTGAATGGGTAGATCGCCATTGTCTAAAGCAGCATGACAGACCTCTGTCGTTGCCGTAAGTTTTTGTTGAAAGATATTTTGCCATCTCTAGTCTCCTTAATGTATGAGCAAGTTTGACGACATGCAGAATTTATATAGCG